ACTAAAAAGGTTAAAGGTTTCAGCATTGAAGGATATTTCAGCGACAAAGTAGAAATGAATTTTCAAAAAGCTAAAGATGATGAACTGATTGAATTAATTAAAGAATTGATTTTAGCAGACGAAAAAAAAAAGTCCAATTAGAAACGTATAACGACTATCCAAAACAAGCTACAGAAAACGCTAAAATAGCTTTACGTTGGGCAGAAGAAAACGGATGGGGAACTTGTGGTACACCTGTAGGAAAAGCAAGGGCAAACCAATTAGCTAATCGTGAAAACATTAGTGAAGATACTATAGCACGTATGGCTTCATTTGAAAGACAAAGACAAAATTCAAATAAAGAATTAGGTGATGGTTGCGGTAGATTAATGTGGTTAGCTTGGGGTGGTGATGCAGGTATAGAATGGGCGCAACGAAAACTAAAACAAATTAGAAATGAATAAAAAACTAAAAGTAACATCACCAAAAGGTGGTAAACGTGGGTGCTTGTGTAAGAATGGTACATACGATTCTAAATGCTGTACCGGTGAACTACACGAACAAGGTATAGGTAGTTTAGTAGGTCAAGGTAACGAACCTGCACCAAACTAATTTATAACAATTTAAAACAACAATTATTAATAAATAAAAAATGTATTATGAATGTAATTAACGAAATCAAAACGTTATTGGGAATGGAAGTAAAACTTGCCCAAATGAAACTTGAAGATGGTGTTACAGTAATTGAAGCAGAAGTGTTTGAACCTGAAGCAGCCGTTTTTATTGTAAATGGTGAAGATAGAATTGCTTTGCCTGTAGGAGAATACAAACTTGAAGATGGCAGTGAATTAAAAGTTGAAGTAGAAGGTGTTATTGCTTCTATTGAAATGCCTGAAGAAGAAGAAGTTGTTGCACCTGAAACTGAAGAAGTAGAAAGTACTACAGAAGAAGAAATGAGTGCTGCTCCTGCTACTCCTAAACGTGTAGTTGAATCAATTACTAAAGAAATGTTTTTTTCTGAAATTGAAAAACTACGTGCTGAAATTACTGAATTAAAATCAGTAAAAGAAGAAGTACAATTAAGTGCTGAAGTTGATACATTTGCTATTGCATTAGGTGCTTTATCTAAAGTATTTAATGATTTAGTTAATTTTTTAATTAAAAATATTCCTGATGTTATAGATTTTTTTAAAGATATATTTGAGAATCCACAAAAGCATATTGAAAAATTAGGAAATTTAATTAAAGAAAATTTAATTGAAAGGTTTGAATCTTTATTAAAAACTGCAGGTTATTTAGGTGAAGCATTAGGAAAATTATTTGAAGGTAAATTTGGTGCAGCAGTTGAATCAGTTAAAAAGGCAGCAAAAGAATCTGTAGATATTTTTACCGGTGTAAATAATTCTGTTGATAGGGCAGGAGAAGCTATCGATAAAATTGGTGGTGCGATTAGTAAATATGCTACTGAAACTATAAACGCTGCAGCAGCTAATGTTAAACTACAAAATGCAGCTTTAATTGCAGCAGCACAACAAGCTAAATTAGTTGAACAATACGATAGAGCAGCAGAAAGTTTAAGGCAAACACGTGATAATGATTTACTTAGTATTGAAGATAGAATAACTGCAAACAATAAATTAAAAGATGTTTTAGACAAACAAGAAAAGGCAATGATTTCGGCAGCTGATTTACAATTACAAGCTGCTAAAAATACTTATGCTAATAATAAATCTATTGAAAACCAAGTAGCTTTAATTAATGCACAAGCTAATAGAGAAGGTGTACTTGCTCAAATAAAAGGTTTAAAAAGTGAACAACTTGCTAACGAAGTTTCTTTAACAAAAGAATTAGTGGCAATGAAGCAAACTGATATTGACGCTACTGCTCAATTAGCTTTAGAAAATAAAAAATTTATTGCTTCACTAAACGATGATAACATAGCAAGATTAAGTGCCGAAAGAGAAATACTACTTGCTGAACAAGAAACTGAAAGACAAAGGTTACAATTAAAAATAGATTCAGCAGCTGAAGGTACACAAGCACGTGTAGATGCTGAAATAGAATACAAAACAAGGATGCAAGAAATCGGAAACGAAATATTGCAAAATGAAAAAGATAACGCTGATGCAAGTAAAGAAATTGAAAAGAAAAAATCAGAAGCACGTGACGCATATTTATCAGCAGGAAGTGAAGCATTAAAAAACGCTTCTGCATTGGCAGGTGAAGCTACTACTGCAGGTAAAACATTAGCAGTTGCAGCTACAACTATTGACACGTACCAATCTGCAGTGCGTTCTTATAATTCGTTAGCAGGTATTCCTGTATATGGTCCCGCATTAGGTTCTGTTGCAGCGGGTGTAGCAGTTGCTTCGGGTTTAATGAATGTAAAAAGAATTTTATCAGTTAAAACTCCCGGCGGCGGTGGTGGTTCTGCTCCAAGTGGTGGTGCAATGGCAGCTGCTGCTCCTAATTTTAACGTAGTAGGTGCTACAGGTGTAAATCAATTAGCAGGTGCAATTAGTAATAGAGAGCAAGCACCCGTACAAGCGTATGTAGTAGCAAATAATGTAACTACTGCACAAAGTTTAGATAGAAATATAATCCGTTCAGCTACATTAGGATAAATAAAACAAAATCAGTATAAATTAATTTTAAAATAAAAAACGATGGCTAAATTAGATACTATAGAATTATTCATTGATGAAAATACCGATAAAGACGGAATTGAAGCATTAAGTTTAGTAAAGTTTCCTGCTACTGAAGAAACGTGGGTAGCTTTAAATAATCATAGAATAGAATTTAAATCTATTGATGATGAAAAACGAATCATTATAGGTTTGGCTTTAGTTCCTGATAAACTTATTTATAGAAGAAATGGTGATTATGAATATAACATTACATTTTCAAAAGATACAGTAAATAAGGCAGCAAGATTATACTTAAAAAAGTTAAATAATAACAACGCTACTTTAGAACACAAAACAGAAGTTGAAGGTGTTTCAGTTGTTGAATCTTGGACAGTTGAAAACCCTAAAATGGATAAAACTGCTTTGTATGATTTAAACGCTACAGAAGGTTCTTGGGCAGTTATTATGAGTATTGATAACGACAAAGTTTGGGCAGAAATTAAAAACGGGACTTATTTAGGCATAAGTGTTGAAGGTTATTTTAGTGATGAACAAAAACTATCAGCTCAAAACAAAGAACTTGAATTAATTGAAAAAATTAAAGAATTGATTTTATCAAACGAAAAAAAAAAGTCCAATTAGAAACGTATAACGACTACCCAAAACAAGCTACAGAAAATGCTAAAATAGCTTTGCGTTGGGCAGAAGAAAACGGTTGGGGTTCTTGTGGCACACCTGTAGGAAAAGCAAGGGCAAACCAATTAGCTAATCGTGAAAACATTAGTGAAGATACTATAGCACGTATGGCTTCATTTGAAAGACAAAGACAAAATTCAAATAAAGAATTAGGTGATGGCTGCGGTAGGTTAATGTGGTTAGCTTGGGGTGGTGATGCAGGTATAGAATGGGCGCAACGAAAACTAAAACAAATTAGAAATGAATAAAAAACTAAAAGTAACATCACCAAAAGGCGGTAAACGTGGGTGCTTGTGTAAGAATGGTACATACGATTCTAAATGCTGCACAGGTGAATTAAGAGCGCAAGGTATAGGTAGTTTAGTAGGTCAAGGTAACGAACCTGCACCAAACTAATTTATAACAAATAAAAACAACAATTATTAATAAATAAAAAATGTACTATGAATGTTTTAAACGAAATCAAAACGTTATTGGGAATGGAGGTAAAACTCGCCCAAATGAAACTTGAAGATGGTGTTACAGTAATTGAAGCAGAAGTGTTTGAACCTGAAGCAACCGTTTTTATTGTAAATGGTGAAGATAGAATTGCTTTGCCTGTAGGAGAATATAAACTTGAAGATGGTATGGTTTTAAAAGTTGAAGTAGAAGGTGTTATTGCTTCTATTGAAATGCCTGAAGAAGAAATGCCTGAAGCTGAAACTGAAGCTCCTGAAGTAGAAGTAGAAGTTGAAGCACAAGCTGCTGCTCCTAAACGTGTAGTTGAATCAATCACTAAAGAAATGTTCTTTTCTGAAATTGAAAAACTACGTGCTGAAATTGCTGAATTAAAATCAGTAAAAGAAGAAGTACAATTAAGTGCTGAGGTTGATGTACAACCATTAACACATTCACCTGAAGTTACTTCAACTGTTAAATTAAATAAAATATCACCTAATCGAGCAATGTCTACACAAGATATTGTAATGTCTAAACTTTTTAACTAAAAATAAAAAATGGCTACTACTACTTCTATTACTTCGACCTATGCAGGCGAATTTGCAGGAAAATATATTTCTGCTGCATTACTTTCAGGTTCTACTATCGCAAATGGTGGAATCGAAGTTATGCCTAACGTAAAATACAAACAAGTAATTCAAAGAATTGCTACAGATGGTATTGTTAAAGATGCTACTTGTGATTTTGATGCTACTTCTACAGTTACATTGACTGAAAGAATTTTGCAACCTGAAGAATTCCAAGTGAATTTACAATTGTGTAAAAAAGACTTCCACCAAACTTGGGAAGCTATCACAATGGGTTATTCAGCTTTCGATAATTTGCCTCCTTCATTTGCTGATTATTTGATTTCACACGTAGCTGCTAAAGTTGCTGAAAAAACAGAGCAAAACATTTGGAAAGGTGTTAACGCTAATGCAGGTGAGTTTGCAGGTCTTGTAACATTGGCTACTGCTGATGCTACTGTTATTGATGTTGCTTCACCTGCTTCAGGTGGTATTACTGCTGCTAACGTAATTGCTGAACTTGGAAAAGTTGTAGATGTTATTCCTGCTGCATTATACGGAAAAGAAGATTTGTACTTGTACGTTTCACAATCAGTTGCTCGTGCTTATGTTAGAGCGTTAGGTGGTTTTGGTGCATCAGGTTTAGGTGCTAATGGTGTTAACAATTTGGGTACACAATGGTGGAACAACGGAAGTTTGTCTTTTGATGGTGTAAAAATCTTCGTTGCAAACGGAATGGCTGATGATTACGTAATGGCTGCACAAAAATCTAACTTATTCTTCGGAACAGGTTTGTTATCAGACCAAAACGAAGTTCAATTAATTGATATGTCACCATTAGATGGTTCACAAAATGTAAGAGTTGTAATGCGTTTTACTGCTACCGTAAACTACGGAATTGGAAGTGAAATTGTACTTTACACTCCTGCTGCATAATCATAACAAATAAACAAGAAAAGGGTGGTGGAATAAACACCACCTTTTTTTTTATTAATCTTAAAAACATATATAAAAATGGCTTGTGATTTAACACTTGGAAGATTAGAACCCTGTAAATCAGCAGTAGGCGGTTTGAAGGCCGTTTATTTTGTGAATTGGGGTGATGCAACAGGATATACATACAATGGTACAAATACAGATGTAATTGATACTGTTACCGGTACACCTACTGCATACAAATACGAATTAAAAGGAACGAATAGTTTTGACCAAACTATAACTTCTTCACGTGAAAACGGAACTACATTTTTTGACCAAAGTTTAAAACTTCAATTGAAAAGTTTAGATGTAGTTACACACAAACAAATTAAACTACTTGCTTATGGTAGACCACAAGTAATTGTAGAAGATAACAACGGAAACTTCTTCTACTGTGGTTTAGAACACGGAATGGATGTTACAGGTGGAACTATTGTTACAGGTACTGCAATGGGTGATTTATCAGGATACACATTAGAATTAAAAGGAATGGAAAGAGTTCCTGCTAACTTCTTAGGTGATACTTTAGCTGATGTAGGGTTTACTGTAGTTTCAGGAACTTAATTTATTCTTACAATTTAATTAAGGGTGGCATTAGCTACCCTTTTTTATTTTAAAACAATTTAGACTTTTATTTATTATTTAATAAAAAATAGAATGATAGTTTTAAAGGATTCTACATACTCACAAAATTTCAAGTTTATGCCACGTAGTTGTAATATTACTTCTATGGTGTTTAAAGATGAATTAGCGAATGTAGAACACGAAATAGAAAACCCTGTACTTGTTAAAGAAAAGTATTGGATGCAATTTCAAGAAGATTTAACGTTTGAATTTCTAATAGATGGCCGTACTTATGCTTTAACTTGTTTTGATGGCGCAAATGTCGTTTATAGAGATAAAGTAATGTGTACAAATCAATCTATTTCTACTTATACAATTAATCAGGGTGTGTATGTTCAAAATGCTACATCTAATGAATTTATAATATATGACTAATAATATTTCAGTTGTTAATTTATCGGCTTATACTTCACCCGAAATTAAGGAGAATAAAAAAGCTAATTACATTGAATACGGAAACGATAACAATTACTTTCAGTATTTAATAGATAGATACTTGTATAGTACTTCAAATGGTGCTATTATTACAGGTATTACTAATATGATATATGGTAAAGGTATTGGTGCATTAGATGCTAATAAAAAGCCGAATGAGTATGCACAAATGATTTCTTTAATTAAACCTGATTGTTTAAAAAAGGTAGCATTAGAGCGCAAGTTATTAGGAATGGCTGCAATGCAGGTTGTAATGGAAAAAAAGTTGGTTAAATCCATCACTCACTTCCCTATGCATACCTTAAGGGCGGAAAAATGCAACGATAAAGGTGAAATTGAAAATTGGTATTATTTCCCTGATTGGACAAAAAAGAAGCCATCTGAAGAACCTAAAAAGATTCCCGCGTTTGGTTTTGGTAACGGAAACGAAGTAGAAATTTATATTGTAAAACCTTACGTTAGTGGATTTCACTACTATACACCAATAGATTATTCAGGTGCTTTACCTTATGCTTATTTAGAAGAAGAAATAGGTGATTACCTTATAAACGATATTGCAAACGGATTTAGTGGTACTAAAGTTATCAATTTTAACAATGGTATTCCTTCTGAAGAAATGCGTGATAGAATAAAAAGCGATGTTCTATCTAAAGTTACAGGTGCAAGGGGTGAAAAAGTAATTGTAGCTTTTAATGCTAATGCAGAAAGTAAAACTACAGTTGATGATTTACCTTTAACTGATGCACCTGCACATTACGAATATTTAAGCAAAGAATGTTTTGAAAAACTAATTGTAGGGCATAGGGTAACTTCGCCTATGTTATTAGGAGTACGTACCGGTGATGGTGGATTAGGTAATAATGCAGATGAAATTAAAACTGCTACTTTATTATTTGATAACATTGTAATTAAACCATACCAAGAAGAAATATGTGCTGCTTTAGATGAAATTTTAGCAGTTAATGGTATTTCATTAAAATTATACTTTAAAACTATTCAACCTTTAGAATTTACTGATTTAGAAAACACTACTACACAAGAACAAGTAGTTGAAGAAACAGGTTTAAGTTCACATACTTGTTTAAGTGAAGATTTTACAGATGAAGAAGGCGAAGCGTTATTTGATTCTTTAGCAGGTGAAACTATAGATGATGAATGGGAATTAGTAGATAAACGTGAATATTCAGATTCAAACATTTCTATTGAAGAATGGGCTAATTCTAAAATTAAACCTAAACAAACTTTATTTGAAAAGTTAGCTGATGTTATTAAATCTAATCCAAGTGCTAAAAGTACATTAGACAAAAAAACATTTAAAGTGCGTTATGAATATGCTGAAAAATATTCAAGCGGTAATTCACGTTCTTTTTGTAGAAGAATGATGGGTAGAACTGCAAATGGTGTAGTTTACAGAAAAGAAGATATAGACCAAGCAAGTTTTATAGGTGTAAATAATTCTTTTGGGCATAAAGGTCAAAATTATTCTTTGTTCAAATATAAGGGCGGAGTTAACTGTGGCCACGTATGGAATGAGAATCTTTATAGATTAAAAACAAAAACAGATGGTACACCTTATGTAGATAAATCATTAAGTTCAAGTGAAGAAGTACAATCTATTGCGGGTTACAATCCAAATCCTGCAGGATGGTCAGAAGCACAAATTGCACCTATTGATATGCCAAACAGAGGACACCACCCAAATTATAATAAATAACAAATGGCACAGGCACTTTTCATAACACGTGATGATATTGTAAAATTTACTGCATTAAATGGGAACATTGATACTGATAAATTTATACAATTTATTAAAATCGCTCAAGATATTCATATACAGAATTATCTTGGTACTCGATTATTTAAAAGGATTAATGATGATATAGTTTCAGGTGATTTAGAAGAACCATATACAACGCTTTTAAGCACTTATATTAAACCTATGGTAATACATTGGTCTATGGTAGAATATTTGCCCTACGCTGCTTATACTATTGCTAATAAAGGTGTATTCAAACACTCAAGCGAAGCAAGTACAAACGTAGATAAAAACGAAATAGATTTCTTGATTGAAAAAGAACGTGATGTAGCACAATCTTATACAAATAGATTTATAGATTATATGTGTTTCAATCAATCTTCGTTTCCTGAATATAACCAAAATTCAAACGCTGATGTATATCCCGATTCTTCAGCAAATTTTACAGGATGGATACTATAAAAGAAACATACAAACCCAAAGAAAAGAACGTACAAAAATTACAATTATTTTTAAATAAAATAGAAAATGAGTTTAAACTTCACACACATAAAATCAGATACGTTCGAGGCAGTAAACTTCGAGATTAATGTAGATACTGTACCGGTAGATTTAACAGATACTACTATTCGTATGCAATTACGTAAAGAATACGGTGGTGTAGTAGGTTTATCTTTAACTTCTGTAGGTAATGCAGGAATTACAATTACAGATGCTGCAAACGGCTTATTTCGTATCAATCAGCAAATTATAGATATACCTGCTTTTAATTACATTTACGATATTGAATTTGATTTTGATGGAGTTGTAAAAACCTATATTTCAGGTAATTTTTTAATTAAAAATGATGTAACCCGCTAATGTGTGAACAAGTAAACATAAACGTATCTGAAACTAATGAAACGATTAATATAGTTTCTTCTGAAATTCAAGAAGTAATAGATATTAATGTGTTTGAAAGTACAGAAGATGTTACTTTAAACATTACTGAACAACTGATTCAAGTAAATGTAAACAAGGTAACTGCTGCTGAACAAATACAATCTGATTGGAATCAAACTGACAATGAAGCATTAGACTTTATTAAAAACAAACCTACTATACCTACAAACACTTCAGACTTAATTAACGATGGTGAAGATGGTGTAAATCCTTTTATTACTGCTAATGATATTCCACCGGTAACAGGCTTCGTTCCTTACACAGGCGCAACGGCGAACGTTGACTTGGGCGAATTTGAAATAAAGGCGGGGCAAGTTACACTTGACACAACACCAACAGGTACGGCAGTCGTTGCAACAACTCGATGGAACGATACAATCGGAAGCACCGAAACGACTTTGAAAGGCGGCAGCGTAGTACTTAAAAATGGGGTTGATTTGGTTGCTCGTGTAGTGAATAAAGTTACGCCAAACACAACGCTCACAAAAGCAGCGTATCAAGCGGTAAGAATAAGCGGGGCGCAAGGTCAACGTTTAGCCGTTGCATACGCTCAAGCGAATAACGATAACAATTCAGCCGATACAATAGGAATAGTTTGCGAAACGATAGCAACCAATCAAGAGGGATTTATTTTAACCGTTGGCCAATTAGAGGAGATTAATACAACAGGCTCGTTGCAGGGCGAAACGTGGGCCGATGGCGATGTACTTTATTTATCGCCTACAACTGCGGGGAGATTAACTAACATTAAGCCAACAGGTGCAACAGGGCATATTGTTGTAATGGGTTACGTTGAATATGCGCACGCTATACACGGCAAAATATACGTCAAAATTATGAACGGTTGGGAGCTTGATGAGCTTCACAACGTTTATATAAATGCACCCGCAAATAACGAGGGGTTATTTTACGACTCAGCCGATTCACTTTGGAAAAACGAAACAATCGCAAGTGCTTTAGGTTATACACCTGTAACAAATGCTCGCACAATAAGCACAACTGCACCCTTAAGCGGGGGCGGTGATTTAACTGCAAATCGAACGCTATCAATTACGCAAGCGAGTACGTCAACCGATGGCTATTTAAGTTCGACCAATTGGAATACATTTAATAATAAATTCACACTTCCCGCGCTCACAAGCGGCAGCGTTTTATTTTCAAATGGCACAACAATAGCGCAAGACAATGCAAACCTATTTTGGGATGACACGAATAATCGCTTAGGGATTAATAAAAATACACCAAACGTAACTCTTGACGTAGTTGGAAATGAATATAGGTTTGCATCAAATTCGGGAGCGATTAATTTTTACGCTTTTCCTGCAGTAAATCAGCATTTTAATTTTATAAATTCAAGACAAGATTCTGATTATTTATTTAAACTAAATGTAAATGGTGCAGCCAATACAAATGTTTTAATTTTAAAGGGATTAACAGGTAATGTTCTTATCAATACGGCAACCGACGCAGGCTTTAAATTAGACGTAAACGGCACGGCGAGGGTGCAGGGGATTTTAACACTTTCAACAGCAACAGGAGGGACTGCTTATTTTCAAGATACAAGCGTTTCAGCGACAGTTAATGTTACCGCATTAAGTAATACTGCGGGAAATTTCGCTATAGTTACAAGAAGTTCAACAGGTGCTTATGTATATGATAATTGGGGGATTGTTGTAAATTCTACAACAAGCTCTTATCAAAGATGGTTTACTTCGGGAACAGAAAGATTGCGTCTTTGGACAAATGGAAATTTGATGCTTGGAGCAACAACCGATATTCCTTCAGCAATTTTAAATATTGGCTCAACTACAAAAGGATTTTTACCACCGAGAATGACAAACGCACAACGTTTAGCAATTGCAAGTCCTGCAGTTGGTTTAATGGTATATTGCACCGATATGGTAGAGGGTTTATATGTAAACAAATCCACAGGGTGGACATTCATAATATAAATAAATAAAAAAATGGCACAAATTCAACCGATTAACTTCCCTTTTACAGGCGAAGCGACACAACTAAAAGTTTTAATTCTTAACTTTGAAACGACTGCAACCACTTGCACAACTTACAACGAACTATTAACCGACGAAGGGGTAATGTGTGCAAATTGGAATTACACGTTAACAGACGAGGAGTTTGAAGCGTGGGGCAGCGACAACATTTGGGTGGAAACTTGCGTAGCAAAAGACAAAAACATTACTATTTTAACATACTAAAAATGGAGGAATTAAACGTACTTAAGCAAGCGATTGAAATCGCAGTAAAAGCGGGAGTTTATCAAATGGCTGACGTTGTTGCTTTGTCGCAAATACTTGACAAATTAGCGGCTAAACTGCAAGACGATGAAGCAAATTAAGGAGCATTTACTGCCTATTGTTTTAATCGTTTTGGGCATATTAGACCAAACGACTGATTTGCTTGTGGAGTTGATTAGTCAATTAGGATTACCGGTATACGTAGGAACTATATTTAAAATATTAGTAATTGTACTTGGTGCAGCAAAACTATATTTAGCACAACCAAATAAATTAAGAAATGAGTAATTTAGAAAGCGAAAGATTAGATAGAATAGAACAACACTTAAAACTATTAAAACAAGATAGTGAAATTCGTTCATCTGATATAAAAGAAATTAAGCAAGCATTGATAGGTTCAGCATTAAACGATTATAAGGGTTTAGTTTGGAAGGTATCAGATATTGATACACGTGTAACTGAACTTGAAGATAATGATAATGAAATGAAAGTTTATGTTAGACAGGCTAAATTTGTTATAGCTGCTTTTACTGCTGCATTAGTTACTTTACTTTTTAAAACTTTTTCTAAATGAAATTAAATTCAGAAGGTTACAGATTAATAACAAAATTTGAAGGGTTTAGTGCTAAACCTTATTTGTGTTCTGCTAAAATTCCCACAATTGGTTACGGGAATACTTACTATACAAATGGTAAAAAAGTAACGTTATTAGACAAACCAATTACAGAATCAGAAGCATTTGAAATGTTTAAAGAAATAGCTGATAGATTTGCTGATAAAGTAAGTAAGTTAGTTACATACCCTATCAATCAAAATCAATTTAATTCTTTAGTTTCACTTTGTTACAACATTGGTGTATCAGCATTTCAATTATCTACTTTGCTTAAAATGGTAAATGAAAATGCAAAGAACCCAAAGATAAAAGACCAATTTTTACGTTGGAATAAAGCAGGTGGTAAAGTAGTACGTGGATTAACATTAAGAAGAAATGAAGAAGCATTTATATATTTTAGTTAGTTTAGTATTACTATCTTGTGGTTCAAGAAAAGTGCAAGTAAACACTACAGAAATTAAAAAAGATTCAAGTGTAACTACAACTCAAATTGATAGTAGTAAATCTATTAAAACTACAGATGATTTTACTAATATTAATATTGATACTGAAGAAACTGAAATATCTATTACACCGTTAGATTCTACCAAAGAAATTAAAGTAAATGGTAAAACGTATTTTAATGTGAAATTAAGCATTAAAAAACGTAAAGACAACACTACATACCAAAATACAAATAAAGTTGCTCAAATCGATTTAAAACACGTTATAAAGCATACTGAAGCTAAAAGTTCTAC